ATTGCCGGTGGCGCCATCCGCACCAACATCACCAAGGTTGTTGGCACCGGCTTAAAGGTAAAGGCCCAGATTGACCGCGAAGTGCTGAAGATTGATGACGCCACCGCCGATGCCTGGGAGCGTATGGCCGAGCGTGAATTTAGACTGGCAGCCGAAACCCGCGAGATCGACGCAGAACGCCAGCTGCCTTTCAGCCTGCTGCAGGCGTTGGTATTCAGCAAGGCGCTGGAAGATGGTGACCTGTTTATTAACCTGCCCCGTATTACCAGGGCCGGTTCCCCCTACAAAACAAAACTGCAGCTGATAGAAGCAGCCCGTATCTGCAACCCCGACAATAAGCCCCCCACTGCCCGACTTTCCGGCGGTGTTGAAAAAGACGAAAACGGCGCACCGGTTGCGTACCACGTGCTTAACCAGCACCCCGGCAGCATCCGCCGCACCGGCACTGATAAACTTACCTGGTCAAAACTGCCTGCCTTCAGCAGCAATGGTTCACCACTCTGCCTGCACCTGCTGGACAAGACCCGTCCCGGACAGACTAGAGGCGTCCCGTACCTGAGCCCTGTTGTGGAACTGATCAAGCAGCTTGGCCGCTACACCGATGCCGAGGTTATGGCCGCCGTGGTATCCGGAATGCTGACAGTCTTTGTCACCAATGAAACCGGCAACCCCCAGCTTGGCCCTGCTGCCACCCAAAGCAACCCAACCGGTGACGCCAGCCTGCAAGCAGACACCACCGGCATGGAGTTGGGGTACGGTTCGGTTATCGGGCTGCTACCTGGTGAAAAAGTGGAATCAGTTAATCCCGGCAGACCCAACCCCGCTTTTGATCCCTTTGTTACCAGTATCCTGCGCCAGATCGGCATGAGCCTAGAGCTGCCGTTTGAACTGCTGGTCAAGCACTTTACCGCATCATACAGCGCAGCCCGTGCCGCACTAGAAGAAGCATGGGATTACTTCAACCGCCGCCGTCACTGGCTGGTAAGCCAGTTCTGTCAACCAGTCTATGAAGCGATCATCACCGAAGCTGTTATCAATGGCCGCCTGAATGCACCCGGCTTTTTTGCTGATCCTCTGGTCCGTAAAGCCTGGCTGGGCAGCTGCTGGATAGGTGACGCCCCCAGCCAGCTTGACCCGCTGAAAGAAGTCAACGCTGCAGCCAAGCGGGTAGAACTGACCATCAGTACACTGGATGAAGAAAGCCGCAAGCTGACCGGCACACCGTGGGAAGACAAGCTGCCGCAGATTTTAAAAGAGCGCTCCATCCTGCGTGCTAATGGCATCACCATCAGCGCCTATGAAGCCGCAGCAGAAAAAGCAGAACCGGAACCGGCAGCAGACCAGCCGGACACCGAAACGGAGTAACCGCCATGAGACTGATTGACATCGTAAACGGCCCCTGGGCCATCAGGCCGCAGATGCTGGAAGAGATCCAGCGTATCTATGCCAGCCACCTGCACCGGGCTGAAAAGATCGACATCAGCGCCATAGAAGCAGCAACCGGCAAAACCTTAAACAACACCCGCGCAAATGTGCAGATAACAGACGGCGTTGCAGTTATCCCGGTGCATGGGGTTATCGGCAAGCGCATGAACCTGATGACCCAGATCAGCGGCGGGGCCTCAACTGATCAGATCGCCAATGATTACCTGTCAGCCCTTAATGATCCGGCAGTCAAGGGGATTGTCCTGCATATCGACAGCCCCGGCGGCACCGTTGACGGCACCATGCAGCTGGCAGACATCCTGCGTGCCAACCGTGGAGCCAAGCCCACCATGGCCTGTGCCGATGGCATGATGTGCAGCGCTGCCTACTGGATCGGATCAGCCGTTGACAAGATCACCATGGCAGACCTGACCACCGATGTAGGCAGTATCGGCGTGGTTGCCAGTCACATGGACATCAGCACCTGGGAAGAAAAGCAGGGCATTAAAACCACGGAAGTCACAGCAGGCCGCTACAAGCGTGCCATCAGCCAGTATGCGGCATTGACTGAAGAAGGCCGGGCCATGCTGCAGGCAGATGTTGATCAGATTTATCAGTTGTTTGTTGAATCAGTAGCCTCTAACCGGGGCTGCACTGTTGAAGATGTACTTTTTAATATGGCAGATGGCCGGGTGTTTCTGGGCCAGAAAGCCATTGATGCCGGTCTGGTGGACAGTGTCGCCACCCTGGCCGAAACCATACAGCAGGTGCGTGATCTTTCCCGCACCCCACAAACAAAATCAATCAGCCGGGCCAGTGTCGCCCAGGCCACCGAAACGGAGATCAAACCCATGACTATTGACCAACTGAAAGCAGATCACCCCGAACTGGTAGAGGCCATTGCAGCCGAAGCCACCGCAGGCCATGCCGAAGCCCTGGCCGCTGCCCGTGCCGAAGGTGCCGCTGCAGAGATCCAGCGCATTAACGCCGTGCGTGCCTGTTCCATCCCCGGCCATGAGGCCCTTGTTGAACAACTTGCCTTTGATGGCACCAGCCAGGCCAGTGATGCCGCGCTTGCCATTGTAGAGGTAGAAAAAGCCCAGCGCAGTGCAGCTGCAACCGCCGCAGACCTTGAAGCCTCTCCGGCAGTGCCGGCTGTTGATGCTGATGATGCTGCCAGCGCAAAAACCATGAAGCGTTCAGACTTTAATGCCCTGAATGAAACCGACCGCCGCGCAGCCCTGGCTGCCGGTACCAAGATCGTTTAATCACTTACACCCTATAAGGAGCTACTACCATGGCAAACACACTAACCGGACTGATCCAGTACATCTATGACACCGTTGATAACGTCAGCAACGAGCCTTCCGGCCTGATCAATGCTGTAACCGTAAGCGGTAAAGCAGAGCAGGCAGCACTTAACCAGGATATCACCTACGACATCACCGCTGTTGGCGCAGAGCGTGACAACACCCCTGCAGCAACCCCCCCCGCATTGGTTGACGAAACAACCGGCGCCGGAACCATGAAACTTACCAAGTCAAAGTCCGTTCCGTTTTACTGGACCGGCGATGATGAGGCAAAAATCGGTCAAGAAGCAAAAACAGGCATTCAAAACAACAAAATTGCCCAGGCAATCCGCCGCCTGCGTAACCTGATCGAGATTGATTTGGGTGCCCTGCAGAACCAGGCATCCCGCGCATACACTGCACATGCCACCACCCCTGCTGCCCTGTTTTCCTCAAACCTTGGCGAAGCTGCACAGGTCCGTAAGATCCTTCATGATAACGGCGCTCCCATGGGCGACCTTCAGGGCGTACTTGATACCGCTTCCGGTGCAAACCTCCGCACCTTGGTTGGCCTTGGGTCAGTCCAGGGGGGAAGCATGCTTAATACAGGTGTTCTGATAGATGCCTACGGCGTGCCACTGCGCGAATCTGCCGGTATTGTCACCACCACCGCAGTAGGCACCAACACCGGCCCTTATGTTGTGAACGGTGCTCATGCCCTTGGCGCAACCACCATCACCCTGAAGACCGGCACCGGAACCATCCTGGCTGGCGATGTAGTCACCCTTGGATCAAACACCAAGCACAAATATGTTGTGGTCACCGGTTGCGCTGCAGCTGGCCCGATTACCATTGCTGCACCTGGCCTGCAAACCACTCTGGCAGACGGTAACGCCGTTGTTGTGGTAGGCGTCTGCTCCCGGTCAATGGTCTTTGCACGTTCCGCCATCCATCTGCTGGCACGTCTGCCAAAGCAGCCAGAAGGCGGAGACTCTGCAACTGATGAATTGATCGTGCAAGACCCGATAACCGGCCTGCCGTTCCGCTTCGCGCAGTACAAGGGCTACCATGCCAACCAGTATGAAGTCGGCATTGCCTGGGGTGTTAAAGCCACCGTGCCGCAGCACATGGCGCTGTTGCTGGGTAACTAAGATCTGAAAGCCGGGGCTGGTAGGTAGACAGCCCCGGCGCAGAACCAACGGAGCCTTAATGCAATTTAGCCCCGCAGACATAGCCGCAATGATAGCAGCCATGGGTCAAACCATGCTGATAGGTATCACTCCATTAACCGGAATCTACAGCACCGGACCACGGGAAATAGTCCGTAACGGTGCTGCAGTCTGGACGGATGAACCGACCCTGCTTCTGTCAGTGGCTGATGCAGAACTGGTGGAGCTGAACCAGACCATTATCACCATCAACAACGTAGATCACCAGGCATACAACCGCGTGCCGGATGGTGCCGGATTTGTCGAACTTGATTTAACAAGGGATTTTTAACCTCTCCCCTGACAAGGGGAGATTGAGAGGGGTTTATGACCCGTTTTGACCGTGCCATATCGTATGTGCTGCACCACGAAGGAGGGCTTGTTCATGACCCGGCAGATCCTGGTGGCCTTACAAACCGTGGCATCACTCAGCGTGATTACCCTGATCTGGATATCGCGGCCCTGACGTTGACTGAAACCATCGCCATCTACCGCCGTGACTACTGGCGGCCTGTGTACGACCAGATGACAGACCCTGATGCCGCCTGCAAGATATTTGATATGGCAGTAAACATGGGGCACCGACAGGCACACAAACTGTTGCAGCGTGCCATCGGCGCAGACCAGGACGGTATCTTCGGCAACAAAACCCTGGCTCTGGCAAATAACACCCCTGGGCTGGTTGATCTGCTCTGCACTGTGCAGGCTGATTTTTATCATGCCCTGGTAAACAAGCGCCCTGTCATGGGTAAGTTTTTAAAGGGCTGGCTCAATCGCGCCAGCTGGAAACCATAGGAGGGCAGCCATGCCACCAGAACGCACCCTGACAGATGCAGACGTGGCAGCCATAGCCTGCGCCATTGGTAGCAACCACTTCACCTGCTCATTTTCAGATGATGAAGTATCGGCAATCAGAGACCTCTTAAAGGTCCTGCATGAAACCCGCAGCAACATATTAAAAGGCGTTGTCCTTGCCCTGCTGGGCGGCTTTTTTGTGATCGTCGCCATGGGGTTTAAGGCCTGGAGCAAACAGTAATGAGCATAGCAACGGTCTGCCGCAGATGTCCCAACTTCACCCCTGGTAACGGGTTTTGTGAACTCCACAAACGTACTGTCAGCCAGTGGAATGATTGGTGTGACGAAAGAAAAGCCGCTTATGAAGCATGGCGGATAAGGGGCAATAAATGAGTCTGTTTAGCGATCTCACATCCGGCGCTGTATCTGGTCTGGTCAGCTCCATCGGCGGCCTTGCAAAAGATATCCGCGAGGCGATTGTCGGCGCAGAAATGAAGCCGGAACAAAAAGTAGCTCTTGAACTTAAAGTTATGGAACTTGAGCAAGCCGCCACCAACGCGCAGATGGAAATGATCACCGCAGAGGCTAAATCAAGCGACCCGTGGACATCCCGCGCCCGTCCGGCCTTTATGTACATCTTCTACCTGATCTTGCTTACCTGCGGGATCATTGCACCACTGGTAGGGGTATTCCGCCCGCAGGATATGGCGCTGTTTTTTGCCAACATGGCTCTGGGATTCAAAGCCATACCTGGCGATCTGTACGCCCTGTTTGGCGCTGGGTATCTGGGCTACACCGGATTCCGGACGTTTGAAAAAGTTAAAGGGGCGGCACGGTGACAACCCGGCAACAGATCATAAACGCACTGGCTGACGCCATGAATATCATAACCGTTGCCAAGTCAGTCACCATCGGCAAAGACCCGGCAACCGTATCTGAAATGCCCTGCATCGTGATTAAAGACGGTCGGGCAGACACCAGTAAAGAAACGCTTGACGGCTACACCAAGCACCGTCTGCAGGTAGAACTTACCTACTGGACAACCGGCGTCACTGCCTGGGCTGATGCACAAACCGGTATCAGTCTAATGCTGGCAGCCTTTCAGGTTGATAACACCCTGGGCGGACTGGTGGTGGTTGATGAACTGACCGGCCATGAAGTCTATGCAGCACAGGCAGGCACCATAGAAGCAGTCGGCCTGGCAGAGCTTGCCCTTACCTATTACACAGATTCAGGTTCTATCTAACCATAAGGAGACACCACCATGTCAATCAACGCACTCAAAGCGCAGGGCACCACCCTGCATATCGGCTCCGGCACTTCCGGCGCAAAAACCGTTACTGCCATCACCAAAGCATTTAAGGCAGAAATAAGCTCCACCGCCCACGGGCTGGTTAAGGGTGATCGAGTAGCCTTTGCCTCTGTTGGCGGCATGACAGAAATCAACGCACTTACTGCAACCGTTATGGATGCCGGCACCAACACCTTTGTTGTTGATATTGATTCGCGGCTGTTCACTACCTACACCAGCGGAGGAACTGCAACCCCGGTGACCTGGGAAAAAGTGGGCGAATGCAAAGATGTTTCAGCCGGTGGCGCATCGGTTAATGAAATTGATGTAACGGATCTGGATAGCACCGGCAAGGAGTTCTTCCCCGGCCTGCAGGATTCCGGCGATGTAACGGTGGAGATCAACTACCTGCCCACCGATGCTGGCCAAAGTGCCGCACGCACAGCCTTTGAAGGCAGCACAATTAAAAGCTACAAGATCACCACCCCACAGGGCACCACCTACACCTTTAACGCGCTGGTCAAGAACTTCCCCACCATACCAAAAGCATCGGTTGATGGCGTTCAGTCCGGCAGCATCACCCTTAAAATCAGCGGCAGCGTAACCAAAGCATAAGGGGTAACCAATGGCAACCTTGCAGAAACTGGATCTGCTGAGTATGGGCAGGCTTAAAACCCAGCTGGTTGATGTTGATGGTGGTCAGGTCATCATCAGCGAGCTGGGGGCTGCAGATTCATTCAGCCTGTTTAATGACAAGACCAACCAGGCGGAAGACGGCATGTTAAAGATGTCAACCTTTGGCCCTTCTTTGGTGGTCCGTTGCCTGGTTGATGATGATGGCAACCGCCTCTTTTCTGATGATGAAGCTGGCCAGCTGGCCCGGTTCAGGCCGCAGATATTCGGCAGGCTTCTGACTGCTGCCATGGACATTAACGGTCTGTCAGGCACAGCACAGGAAACAGATATAAAAAACTAAAGGCCCGGCCAAGGGCACTGTTTGTGTACCGACTAACCCTTGCGCTGGGCTACCCAAGCCCCGACCACCTGCTGGCCTGTTTAACCAGTAGTCAACTTGCCGGATGGATGGCCTACGGAGCACTTGAACCATTTGGGGAATACCGCAGCGAATTGCGGCATGGCCAGCAGATGGCACTGCAAGCAAACATCAACAGAGACAGCAAGCAAAAGCCAGACCCGTATGCACCAGGCGATTTTATGAACTTTATTGATCAGCCTGAACCA